ACCCTTCTGATTCTCCACGCAGGTCGCGCATTGCCACCTTCTGTTCTTGCCCTGGTTCAATGTCTTCCATACCCCTCCCGCTGCTTGTCTTCGGTGCCTGCAATGCGAGCACCACCTGGTTCCAAGTAACTCCTCTTCCCGCTTGGTAACGTGCTGGTATAGCTCGTTAGGCATTGAGATCCTCCCTCACGGCCTTACAGAACCAATCCAGAGGCACCACGGCTCTCCAGGGTTGCCCAGAGCGTCTAAAGATCACCACCGGCACAGGCGAGCCCACAGAGCCCTCAGAATCGATTTGCGAGCTGGTGGTAACCGAAAGTTCGACCTGGCGGCACCAATCCTCGATGGCCAGGCGCTCCTGGCGCTTGACTTCGATGCAAAACCGGCCTATCTCGATGTCGTGGCCACCGTCTCTGGCCTGGCCAAGCTTGCGCTTGACCTCAAACCCGAGTTGCTCACTCAGTATTGCAGCCAGCTCTCGCTCGCCGGTCGCACCCTTGTTACGCCTGCCCCTGCCGTTCATCAGGCTTTCACCTCTGGGATATCTACCACCGGAATGTTGGCAATCAGGGCATCGAGCCGGTTGTCAACTTCCAGGTGCTGGGACAGATGTTGTTCAATGAGCTCATGCAAGATGGCCGTGCGATCCTTGCCCAACTTCTTGCTGGCAGCCGCTAGCAGGTGCCTGGCCTGTGGGCGCAGGCGAAAGTAGAAACCCGAAAACTCTGTTGTGGCCATATATCCCCTCCGGTTAAATACCGCAAGGATATACCTTTAGATATCTTTTTTGCAATAGGGGGTTGACAAGCAGATATCTCATGTGCTCTACTCTGGTCTGGGCGCAGATATCTGTGTCCATCAACTACCAACATTAGGAGATTGAAAATGCAAAAGTACACAGTTTTCCAAATTAATTTGTCCAATGAGCAGTACGACAACAACGCCGTTCGTGAACGGTACCTGGACACCATCATGTCGCCTACCGACAAGGCCGTAGCAGCTGCTCGCGATCTGTACGAAAAGGTTGCAGTCATCGAGGCCGATTCTTTTGACGGTGTTTTTGAAGTTGGCAACATCGGCCCAGAGCAGAACATCGAACGTCTGGCCCCCATGCACTCCATCTCCGTTGGAGACATTATCCTGGCCGATTCTGGCGAGGTGGTTTATGTCGCCCCGTTCGGATTCAATCCCATCAACTTCTAATCACGGGGGCTTCGGCCCCCATCAACTACCCAGGAGGGAGATTGAAAATGACAACCAAATACATTGCCTACTACCGTGTCAGCACAGACAAGCAGGGTCAATCTGGCCTCGGCCTCGAGGCCCAGCAGGCAGCTGTTGCGAGCTACCGCGACAGCATCATCGCTGAGTTCACCGAGATCGAATCTGGCAAGGTCGATCAGCGCCCACAGTTAATGCTTGCGCTTGAGCAATGCCGCAAGCACAACGCAGCCATTTTGATTGCCAAGATTGATCGTCTATCGCGTGATGCAGCTTTTTTGCTTGCGTTGCGTAAAGCCGGTGTCGATATCGTGGCAGCAGATATGCCGCACGCAGGCACGCTGGAATTCGGTATCCGAGCTGTGGTCGCACAGCATGAGCGCGAGGAAATAGCTCGCCGTACCAAAGCAGCCCTGGCCGCAGCCAAGGCCCGTGGCGTGCGCCTGGGCTCACCCAACCCATCAGCTGGTGGTGCAGTCACCGCCCAGGCAGCTGATGATTACGCAGCCACCGTGGCACCGATTGTTCGCTCAATCGTGGCTAGGATGGGTGCGGCATCACTACGCGCAATCGCCAAGCAGCTCCAGGCCGAGAGCGTGCAGACCCCCCGCGGCGGTACCACCTGGTCACCATCGCAGGTATCCAACCTATTGCAGCGGCTAGCTGCTTAATCTGAGGAGAAAGTCAATGAGAAAAGTAAAGCAAGACCACTTCATCGACCCGCGTACCAACTTTGCACGCAGCTGGCGCGACAATCTGCCGGTGGAGCCGGCCCAGGATGATGACCCGCCCTGGCTCAAGGTGATTGCAACCGTGTGCCTGGCGGCTGTGATTTTGACAGCAATGTTTGTTTGAGGAGCTCATCCTATGAGACAGAATGAGTGGATTCTTGAGGAGCTGCAACGCGGTGTTCACGTTACGCCTATTGATGCGTTGGCCGGGTGCCAATGCTTTCGCCTGGCGGCCAGGATCGCAGAGCTGCGCGATATTGGCCACAACATCCACACCACAATGATTTACAGCAACGGCAAGCGGTACGCCAGCTATCGATTAATCAAATCAAAAGGAAAAAAGAAATGAAAGCTTATGGAAAAGTAACACCAGACGATCAGGCCAGCGCCTCGATGCTGCCTGCTATCCTGGGCATCTCTGCCTACTCGACCCCCAACGACAGCCTACAGACCTGCATTCGGGCCATTGACGGTCTTGAGCGCGAGGACATTACCAATGAGTCGATGGAGTGGGGCAACGATCTAGAGGGCCGCATACTGATTCGCGCAGCTGAGAGGCTGGGTCTTGATAACCTGGAGCTCGATCACTCGGAACCATACCGTCACAAGTTGCTCAAGCTTGCCTGCTCGCTCGATGGCACATCTGATGGCCGCGGCCTGGTGGTCGAGACCAATCCAGACCTGGGCATCTACGTCATGGGCCAACCCAGCATCAAGCTTGATGGCGTGGGCATCATGGAGGCCAAGCTCACCGCAGCTGACGTAGAAGACGCGCCACCGCTTTATCGCGGCCCGGTGCAGCTCCAGGCACAGATGGATTGCTTTGGGGCCAGCTGGGGGGCTGTGTGTACGCTCTACAAGGGAACCAAGATGCGGATATTCCTATTCGCCAGGCATGAGCCCACATTGGCCATGATCTCGCGTGCGGTAATCGAGTTTGAGGAAAAGCTGCAAAAGTATCGAGAGACCAAGGTTATCGATTGGTACCCGCCCAAGGATTCCGCTGATGCCAATCGGATGTTCCCGGTGGGCAATCAGGACGATGAAGTGGTCTACCTGGGCGAGGAAGAAGACTACTGGGCGCACAGCATTCTTGAGGCCAAGAAAAAAATCGAGGCAGCTGAAAAGGAAATTGACGATGCCGAGAAAAAGCTCAAAGAAATTTTGGGCAAGAACACGCATGGCCAAACTAGCAAGCATGAGATCTACTGGCCCATGCGCCACTATGAGGCCCAACCATCTCGGATCACGCCAGCCAAAGAGGCCCGTGTGGTGCGTCAGTCCACACTAAAAATCAAGGTGCGGAAATGAACCGAGGAGATCAAAAGCTTATGAACGCACGCCTGCAAGCAGCACTCAAGCTCCAGGCATTGTGTTTCGATGCTGCCAACCGAACACCGGGCAGCTTTATGAACAGAGACCGGGCGATGGATGTAGTGGACGCGCTCGTGACTGTGATGTTGACAACAATAGATACTTACGCAACCGAGGAGAAACAAAATGCAACTAGCAACAACAAGTAACCAGGGCTTTGCGCCCGTCACGTTGGATGAGGCCATGCGCTTTTCTGAGATGCTGGCCAAGTCACAGATGGTTCCCAAGTCCTACCAGGGCAAGCCAGAAGATGTACTGGTGGCCGTGCAATGGGGCCGCGAGCTGGGCCTAGCACCCTTGCAGGCGTTGCAAAACATTGCCTGCATCAATGGCAAGCCTAGCGTTTACGGAGACGCAGCGATGGCGCTGGTGCAAGCCAGCTCCGTGTGCGAGAACATCGAGGAATACTTTGAGGGCGAGGGCAGCCCCAACCCGGTGGCCATTTGCGTAGCCAGGCGCAAGGGCCGCACGCCGGTCACGGTTAAGTTCTCGGTTGAGGATGCTAAGAGAGCTGGGCTCTGGGGCAAGGCTGGCCCCTGGCAGGCGTACCCCAAGCGCATGATGCAGATGAGAGCCCGTGGGTTTGCCCTGCGAGATGCCTTTCCAGATGTTTTAAAGGGTCTGGTTACCGTTGAAGAGGCACAGGACTATCCGAGCCAGGGGGAAAAAGACATAACCCCGCCACGTCCCTCTAATCCTCTTGATGCTCTTGCTCCTCCCGCCACCAGTACACCAACCGAGGAGTTGCAAACACCACCCGAATTGTTGGATCAGCAACCGGAAGAGGTGGTGGAGGTGGTGGAGCCGTCCGAGGCCATCGAGACAACCGTTGCGTGGGATCTCCAGATTCCTGGTGGCGATCCGAGACCCTGCGAGAACGCCGATAGCTGGGTTGCAAGCTATCTAGAGCTCGTTGGTAAGGTCGCAAAAGCTGGTAAGGCATCAGCTCAAGCCAGGCTTGATGGACTACAGAAGTTGAGAAACTCTAACGCGGAGCCACTCAAGAAACTGTCAGTCGAGCAGCGCATGGAGCTCACCGCCGCTCTGGCCAAGTTTGTGACACCGCTCAAAGAGATGGCCGCAGCTGAGAAGAACTAAGCAACAAGGCCGGGGAGATAGACTGTCTTCCCGTCCTTCTTGGTTGCTGTTAGAACCTGGTTCTTCAGGTTCGCCGGGTCGTAGCTCACATGAACCCACCCGCTATCAGGCACCCCAGGCGTGTAGAACTCTAGAATGACCTGGGTGAACTTGTAGGTATCAACAATGTGCGCGGCCAGGTCTGCGTTGGCCACGCCTGGTATCTCGATGTCGGCGGCCTGCCCTTTGCAATGATCCGAGGTCTTGGAGCCGCCTACCTTGGCGTTGACCTCGGGGTGCCTAAAGCCTGAGTTGACCTTGACACCCTTGCCGTAGTGCTCGCGTACCGGCTGGAGTATCTTCTCGCACAGCAGGCGCAGAGACGCAATCTCTGCCTCGCCCGGCGTGTTGTCCAT